TACGTCTCCTCACGTTGTATGAATGTTCTTATGACCCTTCTGATTCCAAGTACCATTTGAGTCGGAAATCCCGTGTTGCGGGAAAATATGACGATGCAATCGAGATAACGGGCATGAATGTTCTTTGGTGCTCAGTGGATGGTGTTTTTCCTCCTCCTATCGTTATACCCGAAGTTATAAACAATTTTGACCCTACAGCTCTTATAAAGGCTGCTGCTTGTCGTGCTGGTGTTGAAAATTGTGTTGAAATTGCTAAATCTGCGTTTTTGAGTACCGCATCAAAGAAAGGGGTCATCAATGCAATGCAGAAAATGGTTGTTGATAAATTGTCTGTTAATGTTTCCTCCGAAGAGTATGCCCATGGATTGCGTATGGCTAAGAAATTGTTGGGGTTTGATGATGTTGTTCGGATTCCTCCCCCCACTTTTGATTCCACTCGTATCATTTATAATATGGATTTCGCCCACCGTAAGAAGGGGGGGATTCCTTCCAATAAAGGCGGAGCGTTTGAAGGTGGTGTCAAGACTATTGATGATAAGTCTAAAGAATCATTGTTCCTTGTTCATGGTTTGGCTATGGTGGACTTGTTAAACGATCTCCGCACCTTGTATGGTGCTAAAAAGGATAAAATGGAGGCCGAAAGGCTCATGAATGAACGTATGTTTGAATTCTCTCAGCCGCTTGTTAAGAAATCTTACAAGTGTGAAGTTCGTGTTCCGGGAGATGATCCTGATAAGCTGCGCAATTTCTTCCAGGTAGGTATGTCTATGTATGCTTTCTGCAAGATTCTTTTTGAACCGATTCATGATTATCTTAAGTGCCGTTTACCGTTTGCTGTTGGTTTTCGTTGGCTGGGCGGAGGTGCCCCTTTTATGTATGATTATTTGAAGGGGTCTGAACCTGGACGTTCCTTCTTTTATGGTGATATATCCGGCAAGGATAAACAGTTTCGTGCTCATTGTATTAGTGTTGTTCTTCAGACAGTTAGATGGCTGGTGAATTGTGACGGTTACGGACTGGATGCTACTTTGTTCAGAGTCATTCTGAAATGGGTTATTGATAACACTGCTTATCATGTGGTCAATTGGGTTAAGGGATGGCGATTTGTTATTGGTGGGTTGCCTTCTGGCTGCTATAATACCTCTTTTGCTAACACAATGCACATGGTTATTGTTAAATGTGCCTTTTGTTACCACTTGTATAAGAAAACTAATGATCCCATCTTTTATTATGCTCCGTTCACAGGAAATGTGAGATTTATGGTAGGTGGGGATGACTTTGTTGATTCGGTATCCGTGCTGTTGCAAAAAGAGTATCATGTTGAGTCGTTCCGCGAGTATGTTTCCTCAAGTTGGTTAATGAAGGTGAAAGAAGGTGCCTATGGTTCTTCTAGGTCTCTCTTAACCTTAGTTAATCCTCGTAC